TATTCGTCGGCAGCGTCAGATGTGTATAAGAGACAGGCTTATAATAATCAAAATCGCTATTGGTATCCTGCAGCTTTTTTATCATTATGAGCTTCGAGAGTTGAGCAAGATAGGCTTCATCGGCACCGATGTCATTGCCTGAGAGGGATTTTATCTGCTTTTCTAGCTTGGCGATAGTGCCTTCAATGGCTGCCTTCTGCTCGAAGTATTCGGCTTCTGACATATCGCCATCATCAAACAGGTAGGCTCTTTTCAGGCGGCTGAGGGCACGTTCCTGCTTCTCTTTTTCCTTTTGGCTCTGCTCGACAAGCAGGGCGTTGGGATTATACTGGTTGGCCTGCTCAATGCCGTAGATGTGTTTGACGTGAGCACGTACAATCATATAAATCCTTTGCGCTTCTTCGATGCCGGTCGCGCCGGGGATTAGGTTGTCATTGAGCAGGTAGCTTACCAGCTGCTCAGCGCTGGCGAATTTAATGGCATTGGCGCAGGCTTCAATTATTCTGGCGATGAGCTTAAGTATCTGTGGCAGCAGTACGCGGTCGGAGGCGTAGCCGGAATGTTCTCCGGTACAAACAGCCGGCGCTTTCCAACGACCTGTACAGTAATAATAAGAGCTGTGGGTATGGTCGTGGATGCGGGTACGGTCCTTAGAGTTCATCGTGTAGCCACATTCAGCGCACTGTAGCAGGCCGCCAAAGATGTATTTGTCCTGAGCGCTTACAAGACTGCCGATGGGGGCCAGCCAGCTTCTGTTTTTGGAAAGCATCTCGTTACACCTGCGCCAGGTCTCTTCCGGTACAATGGCTTCATGCTGGCCGGTAACAACTACCCAATCATTTTCGGAGCGGTAAAAATCTTCGCGCCTGCCGGCATTGGGGTTTTGACGGTTATAGACATATTCACCCTTATAGAAATGGTTCTTTAGGATGCATCTTACCGTTGTATCGCTCCATAGAGTACCTTTGCGGCTTCTGTAACCGGCAGTGTTGAGAGCTGCAGCTACTTTTTTCAAAGCTTTCTCGCGCAAATACAGTTCAAAGATGGCTCGGACGATGGGAGCTTCAATTGGATCAGGAACCGGCCAGCTTTTACATTTCTTGCCGTTGGCATCAGTAGTGACTGGTCCAGGCATATAGCCAAACGGCACCCTGCCGCCGTTCCATTTATTTTCGTTCGCGCGGCCGAGCATGACTGCAGTTACACGTTCTGCAATGGTTTTGCGCTCCAATTCGGCGAAAATAAGTAAAATCTTAAGCATTGCTTCGCCGCCGGGGGATTGAGTATCGAAGGACTCATTCTTGCTGGCGAAGGCAACACCATAACATTTGAGTTCGTCATACAGCTCTAAGAAGTCCAGCAGGTTGCGGCTGATGCGGTCGAGCTTCCAGACGTAAAGGTGGCTGAATTCTCTGGCGCGGATGCGGTCCATCATAGAGCGGAAGGCAGGGCGGTTGAGGTTCTTGCCGGAAAAACCGGCATCACAAAATACTTCAATGTCCTTGATGCCGTTAAGGTCTGCGAGCTTGCGCAGGTCGCTTTCCTGCAGCGGCAGACTGTCTTTATCTGCCTGCATGTCGGTGGATACGCGGATATACAGAGCAGCTTTGGGCGTTTTGGGTATGGAAATAGCGTATTTAGCCATAATACACAGCTCCTTTCAATAGCTAAGATTGTAAGAGCCGTGCATAATATGTTATAATATTATATCGACTCTTGATGTGGTGTTAGGGGTTGATAATTGAGCGTGCTGGTAACACGTTCTTGCAGGTCCCTCGGTGTTGGTAGCACCGGGGGATTTTTTTAATAAGAAATAAAATCAATTAGAATTGACTTTTTAAGGTGGTATAGTATAATATAAATACAGAGGAACTTGACGTTGGTGCCTTTTTCGGAAGACCCTAACTGACGGTTTCTTGTTAGGATTGTATATCTTGTCTGTAGAAAAAAGTCTAAGTTGGTAGGTACTTCGGTATCTACTTACTTGGGCTTTTTCCTTTTTATTTTTTGTGGTATTTTAGCCAATCATATACACGAATTAGGCGTTTAATATTGGTTTTTATGTTATTGAGTTCCTTGTCTGTAATTTTGTCGCTTAAGCATTCTGGATTTTCGTTTATGTAATTACGCAGAAATTCTCCTAAATCATATATGTTTATTTCTTCTTCAGTTAAAAGAGCTAGATGGTTTAACGCTTTTTTCTCCAATTTCCCATTTATTGTGTTGTTGGCTATTATACCTTTTACACTTCTGTCTAAAATATTACCATTATTTCTATGCTCTCTTATGCTTTTGCTAAATAAGTCATCAAAACAGTGGACACCATTTTTCGCTATAATATCATCATGATTATTTATAGATTTAGAAATAAATTTGAATATAGGCAAAGCATTGCATTGGCCAAATATTTTTTCAAATCTATCGCTTAAAATGTCGTCATAAGAATAGGGAATAGTATTATCAAAAAGAATTTCTTTGTACCATTGTTCTGCTTCTATTCCGTTTAGGCCATGACGTGAAAATTTACTATTTTGTCCAATAGAACAACAGAGCTGATCAAGAGGAACATTTGGGTCAAATGCATTGACAAAGATATGTTTGCTAGGTTGATTAGTTAAAGTAAAATTATAAAATTGGTCTTTGAAGAATCTTAGTAGTTTTACCGGCATAGCAGCTTGCTTTTCGGTCAATGGTTCATATATCAGCTTGAAATTATTTGTTTCGAGCTGCGTCATGAAGATATCCTGTCCGTTTATTTCCTTGGAATAGGTGCCGATTTTTATATCGTCAGTAATAGCAGCATTGCGCTTTACGAAGATAAATCTGTTTTGCAATTTATCAACATTTTTCTTAGAAAGGCAGGCTATAATAGCAGACAATATTTTCTGGATATCATTATCTGTGATAGAATAACCGATAAAAATAATAGGGTATTCCATAAAAATAGTCAAAAGCTTGGCTGCAAGATACGCGCATTTATCATTGAATTCCTGATAATCTTCTGCAGTAATGACTATAGAGGCAGGATCAGTAACCGAACCGTGTATCTTAAAGATTTCTGCCATTTCCTGAATAGGAGAAAATATAAGCTCTTCTTGACTATTGTATGTTTTGTAGCCTGCGGCAATATCTTCAATGAATGTATCATAGTTGGTAGTAATAAAGCCTGAAATGTTATTTTCCGTTAGTTTCTGCAACAATGCAATTTCTTCTGCGTAGGCTTCATTCTTAATGGAATTTGTTTTGATGAAATGGGCAAGTTCAGCCTTAAAGGGAGAAACGCCTGCTTTAACTGCGGCATAAACATCTTCTTCATTTGTTCTTATGGACGCATCTCTAAACCATTTTGAATCAAAATCTTTACTTATGGCAGAGCCGATTTTCTCATAATCTTTATCGTTTTCCTGCATATAGCGTTGAAAGATAAATGAATCATCGGAAATAATAGCGGCAAAATGCTTTAGGAGTTCTTCCCAATTTGGCAGGTCGAAATATCTGCGTGTGAGTCCGGAACCTACGAATAAAAACGGTGTAGTTGGAAAGTCTTTTACAATATCTTTCCATGTATTTTGCATTATTCAATCCCTCGCTTTCATAAATTTATAACTAAGTTTCTTCCTTGCCGTCAGCCTTCCGCTGGCGGTATTTTTTTATGCCTAACGTCTTTGGTAAAAATGGCTGTTTTTACCAAGTTCCTTTTTACTTCTTCAGCACTTCCATACCCAACGGCACGCCTACCATGTCAGCAAGGCGGTGTACGGAAGTTTCCGGGTACTGCTGCAGCAGCTCATCCGGCAGGAGCAGTTCCACGGCGAAGGTGTTGGCCTGCCGTTCTATTTTATCAATGCTGAAAAGGGTGTGGGCTTTGAGGAATGGCGTCGACACGCCTTTATGTAAAACACTGTGGCCAAGCTCATGGGCGCAGGTGTATGCTTGCAATTCTTCGGATATATCCTGATTAATGATGATAAACTTGGAACGCTTATAAGTAGTGAAGTAGCCCAATGTGCTGCCAAGCTCTGCGTACATGACGATGATGTTCAGCAGCTGCGCCAGCTCAAAGGGGTTATTTGTTTTGTATTTATGTGTTAGCTGCTTCACAGCAGCCTTGATATCCATGATATTATTCCTCTTCGTGGCGATATTTTTTAGGAGTGTATTTTTCTTTGGCGATTTTCTTAGCCAGACGCATGGTAGCCTGCAGGCTTGCTTTCAGGAGTTCTCTGTCTTCATCATCTTCTACGGTACCGCCCATGGCAGCCATTGCGTTTTTGCTGTCGAGGTCAGCAAGCATTTTTTCGAGGTCGGCGGCGATTTGGCGTTCATCGCGGGGGGTGAGGGGTACGGATTGGTCTAACAGTGTATTCATATCAACATTGAAGAAATCAGCTAGCAATTCCAACACTTCATATTTTGGTTCTCGGTTGCCAGATTCATACATTCCTATTGCACTTCGTGTAAGACCTGTTAATTTAGCTAATTCACCTTGTGTTAATCCCTTCTTTAGTCTGAGTGTTTTAAGCATTGTGTTAAATGGCATGATAAAGCTCCTTTCTAGTAACTACCTAAATAATATCACGTAACGTGAATAATAGCAAGGGAAAAGCTAGAAAAATGTCACGAAACGTGTTGACATTAAGAGAATGAAGTGGTATTATAAATTTAGTTACAGAACGTGACAAAGAAAACGGAGGTGATAAAATGAACGATGCTAAAACTATTGGAGAACGTCTTTTGAAATTGCGCCTTTCTGAACAGAAAACGCAAAAAGAAGTGACTGAAGCCATTGGAATTAGCGTTTCAGCGTTAACTATGTACGAAACAGGGAATAGAATTCCTAGAGATGAAATCAAGGTTAAGCTGGCACATTACTATTCTACAAGTGTAGAACGTCTTTTTTATGCCTAATCGTGACACGTATCGTGACAAAAAAGGAGGCGCAAAATGAATAATTTACAGATTTTCAACAGTCCCGAGTTTGGGCAAGTTCGTACAATCCAGCAAAACGGGGAACCTTGGTTTGTTGGTAAGGATGTAGCAGAGATTCTTGGGTATACCAACCCAAGCAAGGCGCTTGTTGACCATGTTGATGACGAGGACAAACTCAATAACGATTCGTTATCGAGTTTAGGACAGCGCGGCGGATGGCTCATCAACGAAAGCGGTCTTTACTCTCTCATCCTCTCCAGCAAGATGCCCAAAGCAAAGGAATTCAAACGCTGGGTGACAAGCGAAGTCATTCCGGCAATCAGAAAGACCGGAAAGTACGAAGCTATGGCGCAGGCGGTTCCTATCAACGATGAGCCTGCCACGGACTTCACGCAGCTGGAATTCGACCAGCGCATCCGCATTGCAGCCATCATCGCCAGCTGCCGCCGAGAACGCCTGCCGTTGGTGGCGAAGGTGCTTTCCCTCGACCTCGAAGGAATGATGCCGCTGATGCCGGCGCATATTACTGAGGCAGAGCAGGCAGCGTACCAGTACATCTCCGGCGTGTATGACTCGCTGGAACGCGACACGCCGATTCAGTACTTCTATAGCCATTACACAAAATGGTGCATGGAGCAGAACCTGCTGCCGTTGACGAAACATGGTGTCACAAAGGTGTTAAAAAAATACTTTCCTGTGGCCACCGTTGCAACATCCTATTATGAAAACGGCACCCGCGTGATGGGGTGCTGCAGGTGTTATCGGAAGATGGGGAGGTGAGGAAAGATGGATTTTAAAACGCCTAAAAGATTCAGAGAAGCTCCCAGCAAGCTGATGCTACCGTACGAAAAACGGTCTTGGGGAGATGTGGATCCTGAAATAATGTGTTATGCCCGTAATTTAATTTGGCACGTATCTGAACATATTACTGATACGGTTTTATTGGACTCTGAGCTTGTGACACTTGCAATGTATGACCTTATAAAAATCTTTGAGTATCTTATTCCGTTTACAGCAAAAGCTGCAATGAAGAACGGTAGTGATGATCGTACATTGCAGCTTTCGAGTGAAGATAAAATTAAACTTCGTGAAGGCCTCATTGATGTGTTTTCCCATCTTCAAGACCAGGCAAAGAACCGTAACGCTTAACTAAAACAGAATGAACGTCTTCGCCAAAGCTTTCTAAGAATGACTTTTGATGAAGCAGCTTTGCAAAATATGTTTTTTCAGGAATTGCAAAATTTATTTCCTCTAAAGAAATCATATTCCTAAAAAACAATATTTTCATAACTTCTTCAGCAGCTTCTATACGCTGACTAAGTGAAAGACTTTTGTTGCTTAGCTGTGCTCGGCGAGCACGCTTTATTCTTTCTCTCTCAGCATAAGTGTAAGAATATCCGCATTTTGCTGCTGCTGCGAGAAATTTTAAATGATTTTCTGCATGGCTTTCATCAAGAATTTCGTTACCACAAATATTACAAATCACAATAATCACCACCTTTCTATAAGGTCTATTATATCACGGAGACTGCTATAGCAGTTAGAGCAGTGAAGGGAGGTAAAGATTATGGCAAGTATCGAGCTACTGACTGTTGCAGAAGTAAGCAAGCTGCTGAAATGCAATGTTGACTACGTTTATAAGCTCAACAAATCCGGGCTGCTGAGATTCATGAAGCTTGGCAACCTTAAATGCCGCCGGGAATCTTTGGAAGAGTTCCTTAGCAAGTATGACGGCAAGGATGTAACAGATCCGTTTAATGTCAAGGAGTTGTAGATATGAAAAAAGTATTGTTTGCTTTGCTTGCAGCTTGCTGCGTTTGGGCGGCGTATGATTACAGCCGGCCGGTTGAAAAATTTGTTGTCAAGACAACCGCTGGCGAGGGTGACACGCTTTGGCATCTCGTTGGCTCTGCAATGGAGCGCGAAGGAGATAGCCGCGATATCCGCGAGGTTATCCATTATACTAGCGAGATTAGCAACCTCAAAGGCTGCCTGCAGCCGGGGGATGTTGTGCTGATTCCCATTGAGGTGAAGAGATGAAATTTACAATTGAAGTAAACAAATCAGAGCTCTTTGAGTTACGCAGTTTAGTTGAAGAGGCTAAGCTGAAGTGGCAGCACAACATCCGTGACGCAGAAGATGAAGAGTTCAATTCCAAAACCGTGGAAACGATGATATTAACGGCATGTCGCAAGCAAGTTGATAATTATGCTGGTATCCTGGCAAAACTGGACAAAGCGGGTGAATAAGATGAAAGTGAGTATTAATAGCGATGTGGAGTTAATCCCGATTGAGGTGCGCAAATGAGCGAAAGAAAAACGCCCGTCAGTGTAGCGGCACTGGCGGGCGTAAAGATGGATAGATACCAAACATCCATCTCCTATTATAACACATTTTAGGGAGGAAGTAATAATGAATATACTGGGGATGCCGTAAATGAGAACCGATGACCGTGGCGTTCACTATACGGACTGCATGTTTTGCGGTCAAGAATGGATAGTGAGCCGCTTTGTAAAAGAACCGTATGCGTGCCCTTATTGCAGGGCTATGTATAAAAATTTCAATCCACCACAATCAAAAAAGAAAGGTAAGGGGCAAAAACATGATTAGAACTAAAACCCATATTTTTATTCAGCGTTTGAATCTTGAAATGCAGAGTTTGCGTGAATACGCAGCCTTGCTGGAACGCTGGAATGAGGACGACAACCAAGACGAGGTCCTGCAGGAGGCGGAGCTTGATGTCATTGACCGTATCGGCTCAACGATTAAAGAAATTCGCGAGCTGCAGTCTCACGAATGGGCTGCTATGTACAAGGCTCTGCAAGATTCCGCAGAAAAGAATGCTGCTGATGGCTCCAGTATGCCGAAAGATGGCGCTTGCAAGGAGGCTGAGTAACATGGCTAACATCTATGAGCTTAAAGATCAAATCAAAGCCTGCATCCAGCTGGATGAAGAGCACGTGGTTGACACTGAAGACGGCGAAATCCTGAACCTGCAGCAATTCGAAGCGCTGCAGATGGAGCGCGATCAAAAGATTGAGGGTATGTGCTGCTACATCAAGAACAAGCTTGCCGAGGCCGATGCCATCGACGCCGAAGCCAATACTCTCAGTCATCGCTCCGGTGTAATTAGAAAAGAAGTCGAGCGCTGCAAGGCTTATCTGGCCGGTGCATTGTACGGCGAGAAGTTTGAAACTCCCCGCTGCAAGATTACGTGGCGTAAGTCTGAAATTTGCAATGTGATGTCCATGGAGCAACTCCCTGATGAGTATAAGCGCACGAAGGTTACTGTTGATGCTGACAAAACGGCAATCAAGAAGGCCATTAAAGCCGGTGCTGAAGTTCCGGGGGCTGAGGTTATTCAGAAACTGAATATGACTTTAAAATGAGATTTGTTATGTTATGCAAGAATTGCCCTCAGTGTAAAACAGTTGGGGTTGGCGATATTTGTACACGTAGCTGGTGCAAATTAAGCAAGCCTGATGCTGCTGGAAGATATTTAGGGCTGGAACCATGGCACGATAAGCCGCATCCGAAATGTCCGCTGATGGCAAGATTAAAAGAAAATTATAAGGAGTGATTTTATGGGAATGCCTGTATTAATCCTGGGCGCGTCCGGCTCTGGCAAGTCCACGAGCCTGCGCAATTTTGAGCCGACGGAGGTTGGCGTGTTCAACGTGGCGAGCAAACCGCTGCCATTCAAAAAGCGGCTGAACGTCGTAAATCATGCGACGTATCAGGTCATCCAGAAAACGTTAGCGAAGAACAACCTGCGTTGCTACGTTATCGATGACTCGCAGTACCTCATGGCGTTCAACATGTTTGACCGCGCGAAGGAGGTCGGTTATCAGAAGTTTACGGACTGCGCGTTGAATTTCTACAATCTGCTGGCGCTGATCCGCGACCATACGACCGATGATACTATCGTGTATCTCCTGCATCACACGGAGTGCGATGATACTGGTCACATCAAAGCCAAAACTTCGGGCAAGATGCTGGACAATCAGCTCACTCTCGAGGGCCTGTTCTCCGTCGTGCTGTTGGCGGAGACTGATGGCAAGATGCATTGGTTTACCACGCAAAGCGATGGTTTCACTCCCGCGAAGTCACCGATGGAGATGTTCGCACCAAAGATTGACAATGACCTGAAGGCTGTTGATACGGCTATTCGTGAATACTATGGATTTATTAAGGAGGTAAAAAATGGAGAAAATTAACTGGGGTAAAGTTGAGGCTGTAAGTGAAGGCTATGCTGCACCGCCTGCCGGCGGTTATGTGCTGGCCATCTGCTCCGTCGAAGACCACGCAGATAAAGAGTATCTGAAAATTTACTGCGATATTGCAGGTGTAGCTGATAAAGCAAACGAGCAGTTTATTGGTTACTATGGCCAGCGCAAGGAACGCAGCGGTGACAAAATCCCGCTGTTCAGCTTTATCCGCAGCTATAAAGATTCTGCGCGTGGCTTCTTCAAATCGTTTTTGGTGGCGCTAGAAAAGAGCGGCAACTCCGGCTTTGTAGCAGACCGCTTTGCTGGCGATGAGCAGCAGTTCTGCGGTATGGTTGTTGGCGCTGTACTGGGCCAGGAAGAGTACGTTTGGAACGGCAAGCTTCGCGCTCGCCTGAGAGTAGCGCAGCTCTGTTCCGTAGAACGCATCCAGAAAGGTGACTTCGAGATTCCGGAACTTAAAAAGGTAGATCCTGCAGCAGTCCCGGTCGCAGCTCCTGTCTCCAGCACAGACAGTTATGGCACTGCCGTGCCGTTTAGAGATGAAGACATCCCTTTCTAAGTCCGAGCTGCATCTTGACGATATCCGTCCTTATCTTGTGGGAGCCAAACAAAAAGGCAGTCAGCTTATCGCTGATTGCCCGCTGTGCGGCAAAAAAGGTCATCTGTATGTGACTGAGAAAAACGGCACGCTGCTGGTCTATTGCCAGAAGTGCAACGCTCCCGGCGCAGACATCCTGCGAGAGTTCCGCCGTCTGGGAGCAAAACCTGCCGAACCGGAGCCTGTTGATTATAAGACTGCAAAACCTGTTGAGGATTACCGCCATGTCTACAGGAACCCGGACGGCACGTAAGCTTATTACAAGCGCCGTCGCAAGTGGGCCGATGGGCACAAGGTTTTTGGCTTTGCATATGTCAATGCCGAAGGGCGCACGGTGTATACCAAACCCGAAGGATGTAACAACTTATATAACTTAGATTTACTAGCACAACATCGGAGCATAAAGTTGTACATCGTTGAAGGCGAGAAATGCGCCGACGCCATGACGGCTGCCGGTCTACTGGCAACCACGAGCAATACCGGAGCCCAGAAGGCTGTCAAGCTGAGCGCGACGGACAAGGCGCTGCTGGAATCTTATGCAGAGCGTATCGTCATCCCGGACAACGATGAGAAGGGAACCGATTATGCTGCAGCCTGGCAAGGCGCGAAGGTCATGGACATTACAAAGCTGTGGCCTGAATGCCCACCTAAAGGTGATATCGCAGATTACTTTGCTGCCGGTGGCACAGCCGAAGCTATTGAAGCCTACGAGTGGCCTGTAGTGCTCTCTCTGGACAGAGAATTCTTTGAAGGGTGCGACAGGTTCAGCCTTATCGATGAGGCGCTTCTGGAGGCGATAGCGGCGCTCACAGAGCCGTCCAAGCGTCAGCAGGTGCTTTCCATGGCGAGGTTCCGTGCCGGGGAGCTGTGCTGCAAGAGGGAGTTTGAGAGCTGCTGGAAAGCATACCTGCAGCAGCAGGCAGCCAAGGGAATCAGGTCAGATAATCTGACAAAATTCCCGCAGCAGTTGTTTGCTCTCCGGTGTGGCAATTGGAACACATCAATTAATGGCGTGTATCGAGCGGTACAGGTCGGAACAGAATATAAAAACGAATACGCAAGCCCCATCCCCATCATGCCGACGGAGCTGCTGGTGAACGTGGAGGATGAAACGGAAAAAATCCGGCTTGCGTATTTTAAAAATGGCGGCTGGCAGAGCGTGGTGGTCCCGCGCTCCACGTTAGCCAACAAAAACAAAATAATCCTGCTGGCAGATAATGGCGTTGAAGTCAACAGCGACAACGCCGGTCTGCTGGTGAAATATCTGGCGGAGGTCATCGCCATGAACCCGGACATCCTGCTGCGGGTAAAGTCGATTGACCACATGGGCTGGTCCGATGCAGGCTTCGTGCCGTACACAGACGAGGTCAAGCTGGACTGCGAGGACCAGTATAAATCTCTGGTGCAGGCAGTCTCCAGCAAGGGCACGCTGGAGGAATGGGCAGCCTACGTCGCCCCGCTTCGGCAGAATCTATACATGCGCCTGATCCTGGCTGCATCGTTTGCGAGCGTGCTCGTGGAGCGCGTGTCTGCGCTGCCGTTCGTCCTGCATCTGTGGGGCGGCACCGGCAGCGGCAAGACTGTAGCCATGATGGTGGCTGCGTCTGTTTGGGGTAATCCGGGCATGGGCAAGTTGGTGCGGACCATGAATATGACGGTCAACTCTATGATGAGTACGGCGTCTATCCTGCGTAACCTGCCGTTTTTCGGTGACGAGCTGCAGACAATTAAGTCCAGATTCGAGAATTACGACACGCTGATCATGCGCGTTACTGAAGGTCTTGACCGCGGACGCATGACCAACGCGACCTTCCAGCGGCAGAAGTCCTGGCTGAACAGCTTTGTTTTTACCGGTGAAGAACCGTGCACGAAGTCTCAGTCCGGCGGCGGTGTAAAAAACCGCGTCGTCGAGGTAGAGTGCGACCAGCAGATAATTAAAAACGGCAATGCTGTGGTTAATTTTATCACGCAGCACTTTGGCTGTGCAGGAAGGGCGTTTATCGAAGCTCTGGAAGGGAAGAACCTTGCGGCTGATTACAATGAGATTATGCGTCTGGTGCTGGAAGTAACAGATACGACCGAGAAGCAGGCCATGGCGATGGCTCTCATGCTGCAGGCGGATGCGATTGCGAGCAAAGCTATCTTTGACACTCCTGGCGATGTGCTGTCGCCCGAGGACATAGTTGGCTTTGTGAAGAGCAAAGCTGAGGTTGATGTGAGCGAGCGGGCATTTAACATCATTGTGGACGTCATTGGTGCCAACGCCGACAAATTCGATACTGAATTTCACGATTTTGCCGGATATGCCTATTGGGGCAGACGTAGAAACGATGGCGTAATCATGATCAACAAGACAATCCTTGAGGAAGAATTAGAAAAGAAAGGGTTTGACTATGCTGCTTTAAAGAAAAAATGGGCTGAAGCCGGTCATCTGCTGAAAACAAAACAAGGAAAATTTTTCGGGCTTTATACTTTGAATCATGTTAGAGCAAATTATGTGGCTCTTTATGTGAAAGGTTAGCTAGGTTAGCTAAAGGTTAGCTAAAAAAATGGCTCAACCATGCGGCTTTTAAGACTTTAGCTAACCTAATAACCTAGCTAACCTAATATATATATACGTATGTAAGCTCTAATTTCCCAAAAATCCTAAGTTCTAAAGTAATAAAAAATATATAGGATACTCTTTCAGAAAAAGGTTAGCTAGGTTAGCTAAAATTCAAAAACCGCTCAACCATGCGGTTTCCAAGGCTTGAGAAGGTTATCTAAAAGGTTATCTAGCTAACCTAAAAGGTTCGCTAAACCGGAAAAGGAGGAGGGAAAATAATGGATAAAACAATGAATAGACTGCAAAACGCAGCTGTAAATAATGCGCTGCTTGAAATCAATGATTGGCAGTGCTCCGGTGATGTTGATTATCTGGAATCTGCGGTCGCATATCTGCAGGCTGCCATCAAACTGGAGGGACAAAACAATGAATAAACAATATCTGATGTTGAATCTGGAGTCTGACACCTTTAAGGGCATGAAGGCCGATTTTGATGAGTTACTGCAGCAGCTTTTGGAAAAGCTCTTTGCTGGCCGTATTGCTGATGGCTCTATCAGCATGAAGCTGTCTGTCAGCTTGACCGAAACCTATTCTGAGACAATGGGTAAGGACATTTCTGTACCGCTGTTCAAACATAAAACTACCGCCAACTACACGGAAAAGCTGGAGAATGCCGGTGCTGTCTCCCTGCCTAACACGTATCTGGAATACGACGAAGACCTCGGGGAGTTCGTCCTGAAGCCTTGTGGCGGTGAGCAGGACATGTTCGCAGAGCAGGAGGCTGATGAAGCGACTATCGATGTTAAAGCCATTCCGCAGGATTGCCACCGTCCCCTGCAGCTGCGTGATCCGATGTGCAATGACTGCGCTAATCGCGATACCAGCGCCTGCGACCATTGCGATGGCTGCGACAAGTGGGAGCCGACGGTAAAATGATTCCGCTGCGTCCCTACCAGCAGGAGCTGGTGGATAATATCCGCAGGGCAATCGGTCAGGGGCGGCACAGCGTGTGTGCAGTGTTGGGCTGCGGCGGTGGCAAGAGCGTTATACAGGGCAACATCGCCGCCAGCGCCACAGCACGCGGTAACAGGGTACTGTTTGTTGTTCACCGCAAGGAGCTGTGCCAGCAGATTACCAATACTTTTGCTGCATGCGGCGTAGACTTCTCTCTCTGTACCGTAGGCATGGTGCAGACGGTCTGCCGCAGGCTGGCCAAAACGCCGGAACCGAAGCTGATCCTGGTCGACGAGGCACACCACATCCTGTCGCAGAGCTATCTGTCTATCCTGCAGCACTTTCCGGGAGCTGTGGTCTTAGGCTTTACCGCTACCCCGCAAAGAATGAACGAGGGCGGTCTGGGAGCTGTCTTTGAAGAGCTCATCGAGTCAGTAAGCACCGAGTGGCTCATTCAGAACCATTACCTGGCTCCCTATAAATATTATGGCGTGCAGCTGGCGGATGCCAGCAAGCTGCATACTAAACGCGGCGACTACGACAAGGCTGAAATTGAAGCTCTTATGAATAAGCGTGCCATCTTTGGCAGTGCTGTTGAGAACTGGCTGCAGCTGGCCAAGGGCAAGCAGACCATCGTGTACTGCTCGTCTATCGCCACCAGCGAGGGCACAGCGGCCGCTTTCCGGGAGCAGGGCATCAATGCTATGCACCTTGATGGTACAACGCCACAGGCGCAAAGACAGGCCGCCGTAGAGGGGTTCCGGCGTGGCGAGGTCACGGTCCTTTGCAATGTTGATTTGTTTGGCGAGGGCTTCGACGTGCCTGACTGCGATTGCGTGGTCCTGATGCGGCCTACCAAGTCGCTCACGCTGCACATCCAGCAGTCGATGCGCTCCATGCGCACCAATCCCAACAATCCGGATAAGGTCGCGCTGATCCTGGACCATGTTGGCAATTTCACGCGGCATGGTCTGCCGGATGACGTGCGGGAGTGGTCGCTGGAATCCAAAGCTAAGAAGAAAAAGCAGGAGCTCAGTGTCAAGCAATGCCCGAACTGTTTCGCAGTGGTAAAATCCAGCGTTACCGAGTGCCCTCTCTGTCATTACGTGTGGGAGAAAGAAGAGCGCGAAGGTCCGGAAGTCGTGGAGGACATCATTCTGCAGGAAGTTGCGCGAATGCCATACAGCAAACACATCGAGTGTAAGTCATGGGCGCAGCTGGAGCTGTTCCGCTCGATGCACAAACGTGCTGATGGTAAGATTTTTAAGTTCGCCTGGTCGCTACACAAAGCGGTGCAGCTGGGGCTGGCAGTACCGGAACGGTACCGCAGTGCAGCTATCCGCCTGCTGCGTCAGGATGAATACAGGAGGTTAAAATTTGAATAAATCGGAAACTCGAATTATGAAAGAAATAGAAATCGCAGTGACGGCAGCAGGTCATAAGGTTTTCCGCATTAATGTTGGAGAAGGATATTTATACCGTGAGCAGCCGACGCAGGAAACGTTGGAATTTGAGAATAAGCGCGCCCGCTGGTTCAAGAGCGGACCGCCGCAAGGCTACAGTGATTTGTCTGGCGTAGCGTATCCGTCGGGCAAGGCAATCTTTATCGAGTGCAAGACGGCAACCGGCAAGCCGACGCTGCAGCAGTGCGTGTTCCTGTTGGCGATGTTGGCAGCAGGTGCCAATGCCGGTATCGCACGCAGCTCCGAGGAGGCGCTGGCGATTTGCGAGATGACGGACGACCTGCGTCAGAAGATGGGGGAGTATATCCATGGCTGGTTGGTTAAGCTTAGGCAGCGTGGTAAGTGATCCGTGGCCTGATTGTGCCGACAGCGAGTTCTGGGGGCAGCTGCTACCAAGCGCTGCCCGCCATGATCACAAGCTGTATGTTAAGCTCATCGGCCTACGCTTTGCCGGAGCAGAGCTGCTGCCTAGTGCACGCTTCGGCCTGCGCCTGGTCATGGCTAACGAGGCGACGGTGACTCAGCAGGAGGCGAGGGAGCTGCTTGCTCCCCACTCTGAGCTGCTACTGAATTTATTTTTACACATAGGAGGTGGCGCAGGTGGACAACAAAAAACTGATACATGATACTGTTGTGGCAACGCTGGCTGCCTTAAATAGCCAGCCTAAGCCGCAGGATTGCTACAAGGCGACGGAAGCAAGGCTGTATGCTTACTCGAAGCTGCGCGCGAACATCGAGCAGTACCAGCTTGATATCCGCGACCTGAAGGCGGAGCGTGTCACAGAAAAATCTAAAGACATTACCTGTTGGGGCGGAGCAAGTTCTCGCCTGACACCCGAAGAGAAGCAGCAGGCACGCATTATGGCTGTAGAAGTTAAGCTGGCGCGTGATCAGGCGGAAGTTGCTAAAATTGACCGAATTTTAAACAGGCTGGAAGTAAGCGAGGATGCGGTGGCGGTAGACCTTATCCGTCAGGCGTATTTTTCTGGCGTATCTTTGGAAGATATCGCACTGCATGAAGGTGTGTCGCTATCGACCATCCAGCGCAGGCGTACGCGCCTGGTGCGGCAGCTGGCGTTGATGTTATATGGAGCGGAGGCGTTGATGTAATGATTAATTTGTATCCTGTAATTGCTGAAAAATTGCATGTCTCTGTTGGCAAGGAATTTAAGCTCAAGCCTAAGCATGGCGGAGCGTATCCGGCACAGTACCGTTTCAGCGCTGATGATTTGGAATACCGTCCAAGCCAGTGCTGCCATTGGTCAAGTATAGGTAATCAGTCCATGCAGATGCGTATTTTTCTGGCTTTGCTGCGTGGCGGCGTGGAGGTAGTAAAGGAACAATGAAAGAGAAAAAACTTTATACATGCGAGATCTGTCATACTGATTATGCTGAAAAATTTGCGTGTAAACAATGTGAACAAAACCATAAAACGAATTTGGCTATTAAAGGCATGAGATTTAAGCCGATTACGGTTGACGAGTCGGGTTTCCCTATTAGCATTACGGTTGTTACTGATAAGGGATTAGAAAAAGTTTATCATTGTTGAGTGGAGGTTATTAAAGATGAGTAAAAATCTAATCCCGGAAATCGCTAAGATGCTCGGCGTGGAGCTGGGCGAAGAGTTTAAAGTCAAAGGCTACGAAGAAATGACATTTAGCTTGATTTACAGCGGGTTAATTATAGTTTATGACGATTACCCGGAAATGGAATGGACGAGTGTTAACACAATATTTGACGAATTATTGGTTGGCCGTCTGGAAATCATCAAACTGCCGTGGAAACCAAAGCAAGATGAAACCTTTTATACATTCGGCATCCATGCAACAGAAACTAAATGGGTAGTCGTGTCCGTCAAGTGGTGGGACAATGTTAAAAATCTTGCGTTATATAAAATAGGCTGGATTTATCGCTCACAGGCAGAAGCAGAAGCTGCGCTCCCTGCCGTTGCTACGGAAATGGGAGTAAGTTATGAGTTATGAAGAAACCGACAAAAACAGCCCTATACATACAAGATGTCGCTGAGCTTGTCAAGGATACATATCCATTAAACGTCAACAAGCTCAGCTGCCTGCTTGACCGGTACGAGAAGTTGAAGCAAAAGCACAATACACGCGTCACGAGCAGGCTGCCACTTGCGTTTACGGTTAAACTCTTAGAGTGGCACATGGAACATTATGCCGATACGGTGCTGGTCGACAAGAGCCAGCTTGCCTACATAGACCGTTTTATGAATTATAAGCACAAAATCATAGAAATGCTGATAGATACCCATAAAATCCATATCACAACCCCGTTTATTCGCTTTGATTTTCACATCATCAACTACTTACGCAAACGATGGGAGCAAGCTTATCCAGAGTTAGACAAGCAGAACAGGCTGCTATATGCAGCTGTGAGAGCGCATAGAGTCGGGGTAGATATACCGATAACGGATGTGGATGCAGAGTTGCCGTTACTGGAAAAAGCGGCGGTCGACAATGGCAAATTGGAGGATATGTACGGCGTGTATGTTAATGGCTGCATAGGAGCAACCGAGAGAAAATTGCAACATGTTGCAAAAATCTCTTGTAAAAATTAAAAGCAGGAATTGTTTTAAAGGAGGATTATTATGACTACATATAGAGAATTTACATCGTTTATTAATGATGAACTTGTTCGCGTAGGAAATTTGTTCACGGAAAAACAGCAGCAGTATTCTGCTGGTGCTGATCCGCTGTCAAACTTCCGCACCGGTGCATTGCTGGAGCATCATGATGGTGGCTATGACATGATGTATGATGTGGCTAAGGGATATCTGAATAAGCACATTGCTTTCCTCTACGATCATGGTATTGCTGACAAAACGGAAGAATCCTTGCGCGACATGGTGGTCTATGGTCTGATTATGTTGTACATGGTCAAGAAGCACAAGGAATGGCTTGCACAAGTGAAGGAGTGAGGCTATGAGCAGTAAACGTAAACTTAAGCGCCGCAATCCTGCGCCGGTGGCAGGCTTTAAATACGAGCGCATGTGCCAGACTGTGTCCGAGCAGGCAATCTATCGCGTGCTGGCTGTGGCGATTGATATTCTTTGGAATAATTTTGGCGGACTGCAGCCCAAACATACACGTTTGAAGTTCTTTGTTGAGACATTCCGCGAACGTCTGGAAGTTGTTGATCAGGGCTTCACACCGTCGCAGCAGGCTGCCATGGATGAGTTGCAGCGCCAGACTGGGCATAGTATTATATGTAATTTAAAATAAAAGCAGGATTTTTTCTCTAGCAAGTAGAATAAGATAATTATCTTATTCTACTTGCTGTTTTTTCGGGCTATTGACGGAATCAGGCAATAATTGTACAATATAGTAAGTTATAGCTAAATATAGCAAGATATAGGACGTGGTATACTTATGGTTAACATCAAGGGCTTTCATGGCACGTTGGATGAAAAAGCTAATAAAATTTTAAATAGCAAATTTATCCACAGTAGCAAAAATAGTGAGTGGCTTGGCTCTGGTGTATATTTTTTTGTAGAGCGCAAAGATGCTGAATGGTGGGCGGACTTAGAAACTAAAAAGCCTAAAAATAGAGGAGCCAAGGCTGCTGTACTTGTTGCGGAAATTATTACTCAAGACAATAATTTTTTTGACTTCGATATTGTTGCTAATAGCATACTGTTTAGTGAAAAAGTTGAAGAATTAATAACTGTAGTTAAATCTAAGTATCATGGCAAGAATAGCGATGCTCAAGTTAGACATGCTTTATGCGATTGGTTTGCAGAAAAATACAATATAGACGTTTATGCATATACTTTTCCGATACGTATTATTATAAATAATGTTGGATTTCCTGTTGTTCAAAACCAACGTCAGATATGTGTTCGCAATGATGCGTGTATAACAAATTTACATAAATATTATAGTGGAGGTGAATTGTTATGATTTCTAAAGACGATGAATTGTTGTTTGTGCAAATCATGAAAAAATTGGGATTAGATATACATGAAGGGGCGGGGGATTTTACCATTAATGGCATTTCCGCTGACAAGTATTTGGAAAAACATAATATAATGGAAGTTCCTGAATCTAATTTTGTTCAAGTATGTTTTTCTGCTGAAGAAGAATATCAAGACGAGTTGTTTGACGGTCGTGAGAATAACTTGCGAAATGCAGCTTAGAAGGTGAGAAAATGGAAATACGAGGAAATAGCCAAAGTGCTTTGCGCTTAAAAAAAATATTTTTCCAAGATATTCATATGGAAAATAGTGGTAAAAAAACTAAAAATGTTGATGATGCACAAGCAGGATTTAGATTAGAGAAGCCGATCATTGACGAAAAATCTTTAAAAGTAGGTTTGCGGTGCAAAGTAGAGATTGAAGGAGTTTTATATCTTCAACTATTGTTGATTGGTGAATTTGAAGGAGAAAATGAAGAGTTTCTAAAGCGTATGGTTCCTAATGCCATTGCTATAATTTTCCCATATATGCGTAGTCAAGTTACACTGATGACAGCGCAGCCGAACTTGCCGCCGATTGTTCTTCCTCCAATCAATATCAACTCATTATTAAAAACTGACCAGATAAAATTCTAAAACAATAATTTACTCGACCGTTCCGTTTTGGAGCGGTCTAATTTTCTTTAAAATTCACAAAGAGTTCACAAAAACGTGAGAAAAAGCGGTGATTTTTATGGTATAATAAAAACCGTGGAGAAGTGTCGATAAAATTCGATGCTCCTTTTGTTTTTTATGCTGTCGTACTCAAGTCTGGTTTAAGAGGCCGCTTTTCATAAGCGGTAGGCGGATAATCTCCGTGCGTGGGTTCGTATCCCACCGGCAGCACCTGTTTATGTAGCGTCTGGCTTTTAGCCAGGCGCTTTTTTTATGCCCGGAAGCCGCAACCTAAGGGACGGGACATCCCTTATTATTCTCAAATCCTCAGCGGTAGTCCGGGCACCAAACTTGCGAATATTTACAAGGAGTGTTACCATGTATATAAGCCCATTGATTATGGCAGCGCGCATCTTAGATGCTGCTTATACCAAAGATCCGAATCCTGAAAATTGGCGTACAATCAGTGGTGCAAAAGTGCATCTTGATGGTAATGGTGACATCGATGGTGGTGCTGGTGGAAAGTTTACAGGGGAGAGTTTTACTGGTAAGAGCAGTAAAGCTGAGAATTATTCAACTTCAGCTAGTTATGGCACTCAAACAGTACCACAGAATTCAGTGGAGGGTGTACTTCCCAAGAAGAAGTCATCGTTACGACAGGCGGCAAAAGTTTTTACAGAAGCGGAGACGGTTGGGTTAAGTAGTTTATCTAAAGCGTCAGACTATTGCCGTAATCTTGTACAATATGCTAAGGACAATAATGTTACGTCAGTTAAAGTTAGTAGACTAAAAAAGCCGTTAAAGGAAAAAGAGATTATTGCTCGAATTGCTGGTGGCGACGAGACCCAGGGCTCTTGTGCTTCTTTAGCCCTTGCTTATATTGCTAATAAATGTGGCCTTGATGTTTTGGATTTTCGTGGTGGTGAAAGTCAACAAATGTTTTCAGATCTTTTCAATTTAGTTCGGATAGGACGTTTTTCTGGTGTGGAAGAGGTGAAGGGCTTAACTTCATTGTCAGATTTTGAAAGCTTATCGGGATTCCTTGCTAATTTAGAAATGAATAAAGAATATTTTTTCAGTACTGGTGCTCATGCGGCGATTGTAAAAAGGACAAAAAGAGGATTTTGTTATCTAGAATTACAAAGTCCTGACAAGAGGGACAATGGCTGGAAATGTCGGGGTTCTGATCCTAGAAGTATAACTAATGCGCTACTTTGGCGGTTTGGTTGCCGTCCTGAAAGACCAGGGTTTTCAGTTATGTTTTCTGTGGATTCTTGTAAAAATAGTAAGGAATTTGAGCATATAACTCAATATTTTAATACAAACGCAGAATCTCAGCAGAAGGGAGCGAATGGCAGTGTCAAATGATAATATTTGGTATAAGAGGAATCCTTCTGACACCGTTTGGTGGCAGGACAATGGTCGTATAGGTGTCATGATTTTTAGTTTCGACCGCATAATCGAATACAATTTATTTCAAGATTACCCATGGAAATTATCCGCAGAGCAGAAAGCTGTGTTTGACAGAGAGAATCCTTTTTGGGCTAATTTCTTTGCTTCCCGTAGTGAAAGTCAGAACAATGGAAAATAAATCCTCTGGTGGCGCATGTCGTGGCGCAGGTCGTCCGAAGCTGCCGCCTGAACTTAAATCAAAGCGCAAGCATTACAACTGGTACGTCACGGAAGAAGATCGTACGTTCCTGCTGGAGCAACTTGCTGGATATCGAAAAAATCACTAACGTAACCCTCGAGCTTAACGGCTCGGGGGTTTTTATTTTGCAAGAATAGAGGTGGTGTATATGAATGCCTAGAGGAGATAATCCGAATAGTAGGAAAGCATTAGCTGAAAATAGAGCGAAAACACAGTTCCGCGGTGAAAGCGCGGTGAGAGCCGCAGAAAAATCTAACGAGAAACAGCGCAAACTCCGTACCTTCCGTGAGCTTGACGAAGACTTTACCAGTGATAAAGAGCGCCTGGATATGCTTGAAGCACTTAAAGCAAAGGCTAAGCGGGGGAATGTTAAGGCGTTTGAAGTATATCGTGACACCATGGGAATGAATCCGAAAGAGTCTGCTGGACAGACTCAATATGAGGATGATGGCTTTACCGACGCAATCAAACGCAGTGCAGGGGAGGTTTGGAAATGATAGGAAATCTCCGTTCTGTTATCAAACCGGTAATACATTTTGAAAGTTTTAGTAAAAAACAAATGCAGCTTTTAACGTGGTGGTGTCCAGAATCACCATACCACGATTATGCTGGTATCATAGCTGACGGTTCCATCCGTGCTGGTAAGACAGTAGCGATGGCCGTCAGCTTTATTATTTGGACTATGGATACCTACGATGGCCAGAACTTTGCCATGTGTGGCAAGACCGTAGGCAGCTTTAGACGTAACGTCTGGAAATGGCTCAAGCCGGTACTGTTGGTACGTGGTTATCAGCTCGAAGAATCACGCACTGAAAATCTTATTGTTATAGCTAAGGACGAACGCATTAACTATTTTTATGTGTTTGGCGGAAGGGATGAGTCTTCACAGGATCTTATCCAAGGTATAACATTGGCTGGTCTTTACTGTGATGAGGTCGCGTTGATGCCGGAATCGTTTGTCAATCAGGCAACAGGCCGTTGTTCTGTAGAGGGCGCTAAAATGTGGTTCAACTGTAACCCTGATAGCCCTATGCATTGGTTCTTGCTCAGGTGGATTGAAAAGCGGGATGAGAAAAGGCTGCTGCATCTCCATTTTCTGATGGATGATAATCCGTCACTTAGTGAGGCAGTGCGAGAGCGTTACCGTACAACTTATTCCGGAGTATTCTACAGCCGATTTATCCTAGGCGAATGGGTAATGGCTCAAGGTGCTATTTATCGTGATGCATGGGATGATGATGAGCTGCTCTTTGATGACGAGAAGCTGGAGTATCTGCTCCGTAATCTTCACATCATGAAGCGCTCTATAACGATAGACTATGGTACAGTCAATCCTATGGTTTATCTTGACGTGCTCGATGATGGTACAGATTTGTGGTTTATACGTGAGTATTACTGGGATAGCAGAGCAGAACAACGCGAGAAGGACAACAGCCAGTACGCTGATGACCTGCTTGAGTTCGTGCGTGGAGTTGAGCTGTGGCCTTCAAACGTGGTTATTGACCCATCTGCAGCAAGCTTTAAAATTGAGCTGCGCAACCGTGGCTTACATGCAAAAGAGACTGTGGAGACAATCAACGCAGACAATGATGTTATAGAGGGCATCCGCAAGGTGAATACACTGATGACTCGACGTAAGATACATTTTTATAAGGGCTTGACTCATACAATTAAGGAGTTAAAGGCTTATGTATGGGATGACAAAGCGCTGCAGAACAGCGGTAAGGAGAAACCTATTAAGGTAGCAGACCACTGTCCGGATGCGGTCCGCTATTATGTCAGCACTATAATCAGGCCAAGGAGGATAGCAAATGTCTAAAAGAAAACGTACGCTAAGTGCTCCGGCACCACAGCTTCGAAGAGCGAGGGCGCTTGATGCATTTACTAATGTGCTTGCCAGGCTGGGTGCGGGCACTCCTAACCTGCTGGAAGGCACGGAGTACAGTTTGCAGCGCCTTAGCCGTGATTTCAATCAGCTGAATGCGTTATACCGCGAGAGCTGGATAATACGTCGTATTATTGACGTTATTCCGTCCGATATGTTAAAGAACTGGATAACAATTACTAGCGGTATTGATCCGGATGTAGAGAAGAAACTCAGTATTTCTCTGAGACGTACGCAGCTCATCGACAAGCTTAAGCGTGGCATGCAGTGGGGCAGACTTTATGGAGGGGCGCTTGGCGTGATGTTGGTCAAGCATCAGGGCTATAATCTCAGTCAGCCGCTTAGGCTTGACTGGATAATGCCTGGGGACTTCGCAGGGCTGCTCATCTTCGACCGCTGGAACGGAGTTAACCCATCCAGCGAGCTCATCGAAGATATTTCGGATCCCGATTATGGCTTCCCGAAGTATTACACTGTGACTGATCCTGCCGGTGGTGGTTCTGTAAAAATTCATCATAGCAGGGTAGTTCGCTTTACTGGTAACACGCTACCTTTTTGGGAGGAAATTGCAGAGATGCAGTGGGGCGCGTCTGTCGTTGAGTCTATTTTTGATGAGCTGCGTAAGCGTGACAATGTGAGCTGGAACATAGCGCAGTTGACCTTCATGGCGAACATCCGCGTGCTTAAAATGCAGGACTTAGGTCAGCTTCTGGCGGCGACGGACAGTGAGTCGCAGGCTGAGCTGCTGCGAACGCTGGAAGCGCAGAACATGCTGCTGAACAATATGGGTATGCAGGTCATGGATGCTGCAGATGGTCTGGAAACGCACCAGTACACTTTCGGCGGCCTTGCTGATTGTTATCAGCAGTTTATTATGGATATCAGCGGCGCTGCTGAAATTCCAGTGACGCGTCTGTTCGGGCGCTCGCCCTCCGGTCTTAATGCTACAGGCGAGAGTGACCTACAGAACTACTACGACATGATAGCTGAAAAGCAGGAGTCTTATCTGCGTCCTATCCTGAACAAAGTGCTCCCGCCGTTCGTTATCTCGACGCTAGGCAGCCTGCCGGACGACTTTGACTTTGAATTTGACCCGGTTGCAGAGCCTACGGACAAAGAGCGCGCCGACCTTGCCAAGTGCGGCACCGACAATGTTGTGGCTGCCTACAATGCCGGTCTTATCTCTCAGCGCACTGCCCTGAAGGAGCTGAAGCAGCAGAGCGAGCGCACCGGTGTCTGGACGAACATCACCGATGAGGACATCGAGCGCGCATCTGATACTGCGGAGCAGCCTGGTGAGATGGGCGGAATGTTTGGCGACATGGGCGGTGGCGAAGAATCGCCACAGCAGGCACGTGCTCCCGTCAGGCAAGGAGTAGGGGATGCGGAGTGGGAAGAATCGGAGCATCCAAGAGATAAAAATGGAAAGTTTTCGTCTGCTGGCGGAAATAGCAACTTGAATTCTAGCGCCGAAGATGTTAAGATTAAATTAGCAAAAGCAAAGAAGTACCCTGAATTAACTAAGCAATTACAAAGTTTAGGGCTTGCTTCTGCTCATGATGAAGCTATGGAACCAGTAAGAATTCAAATTGTTGATCCTGGTATTCATGGCAGCAAGAGATTAGCAAAAAGAGGTATAACACTTGCTGATGCTCAATCCTATGTTGACAATGCAATTGTTATGTTCAAACAAAGCGCAGATAAATATTTGTTTATAGCTGATAATGGCTCGTCTGTTGTGATTGTTGATGGTAGATTATCAACAGCTTTTCCTGCGTCGTGGTATGACGAAAAACAGTTAAGAAAAATTGAGGTGATTAAAGAATGGATGCAGAAAATGAAATGATGGTATATTGCCCGATTCTACAGAAGAAAATTTACGATGGTGATTGTTACGAAATTGTTCACTGTGGGTATGGTGAAATAAAAAAAGACCTGCATCCAGAAATCACTGATTGGACTGTTGCTATTAATGCGTGTGCTAAGTGTGGAAATAACTAAGGAGTAACCTTAAGCGTAGTTAGAAGTTTTCTAGCTGCGCTTTTTTATTGGAGTAATAAGATGAAAAAATTTAAAATGCCGCGAGTCATTGAGCGCTCTTATGCCAGCGCCATTGACCGCCTGATGCAGGGACTGAAGCGTGAGTTATCTCACGTTGCCAGTCCTTTTTTTATTGCTGACATAATGCGTCGGCTGGCTCGTTCGCCGACTTTTGTTCGTGCCTGCGACCAAATCGCACGCTCGATGGCCACGCATCTGTTCCGCGATGGGCATAAGACGTGGCGTGCTGCAGCAGCTGAGGGCAGTAAGGGGCGAATCATCCGCACCGCTCTACAGCGCGAGCTTGCCTCACCACGCGTCGCAAAAGTGTACGAGGGGATAATAAGTCGTAACGCCGAATTAATCCGCTCTATGCCGCTCACGCTGGCCGACAGGGTGGCTCATAAGGTTGCTAAAGGTTATGAGCAAGGCTTGAGACCAGAGGCGATGATAGACAATATCCTCAAAGAGTACCCGCACATGACCGAAGCTCATGCAAGGCTCATTGCCCGCACGGAAACGTCTAAAGCCAGCACGGCTCTGACGCAGGTGCGTGCTGCTGAGGCAGGGCTTGACTGGTACGTCTGGCGGACGAGCGAGGACTCTCGTGTGCGTGCTGCTCACGCTCATATGGATGGCGTGATTATCCCTTGGAGCGAAGCTCCGGCGCCGGAACTGCTCAACCATGAGAAGTCGCAAGGGTACTACCATGCGGGGAACATTTATAATTGCCGCTGCTATCCTGAACCGCTTATCAGGTTTGACCAGGTGGCGTGGCCTGCAAAGGTGTACCACAACGGTAAAATCGAGCGCATGGGCATAAAACAATTTAGAAAACTACTACCTGGAGGTGAGCTATGAGCAAGGCATATTTTGGCTCACGAATCTCCGATCACATCCTTAAAACGCCAGAAGGCTTTCTGATCTGCAAGGATGTTCCCATTGCACGTACCGGTACGCAACAGTATCGAGGCTGCGAGTTTGGCGGTCCGGTCGCTGATGGCATTTATAATGTCCAGCGCCCTGAAGCCGAAGTCTTTGACCGTGCTGCCGTGGCAAGCTTTGAAGGCAAGCCAGTATGCGATGAACATCCGGAAGAAGATGTCACACCTGATAATTATGGGCGGTACATGAAAGGCGTGTGTCGTGATGTGCGTCGAGGCGATGGCGACTTGAGTAATTGCTTGGTCGCTGATTTAGTTATTTACGATGCTGACCTTATCAATAAGATTGAGGCCGGCAAACGCGAGATATCTTGCGGCTATGACTGCTTGTGGAACCCGACGAGTGACTCCAGCTATGACCAGCTGGAAATCCGCGGTAACCATGTAGCGGTTGTTGATAGAGGCAGAGCGGGGCACAAGGTTGCTATCCGTGACACTGCCGACGATAAAAAAGGAGGTACAAAAATGTCTAAATCTTTGATTGGACGTATCCTGCGAGCGCTTGCTCGCGACGAATCTACTACACCGGAGGACATGGAGGCTGCTGCAAAACTTGCAGGTAATTCTGATGCTGAGCCACGTCCTCAGCCTGCACCCGCTGCTGCTCCTGCTCCTGCAGCTCCCGCAGCTCCTGCAACACCTGCACCTGCTGCTGTGCCGCAGCCTGACAATAAACCTGCTGCAATGGATGAGGCTACCGAGGCACGTTTTAAGAAAATTGAAGACGCGCTGGAAGCTATCAGCTCTAAGCTGAACCCTGCGCAGCCTGCTGCTGAGCCTAAAAAGGACGCTCTTGATGCTCTGGAGGAAGAGCTCCAAAACAAAGCACCTGCTGCTGCTCCTGCCGGGGACGAGGATGATGTAATCGAGCCGCCTGAAGAAATCAATGCTCAGGACGCAGAGCCGGAAGAAGAAGAGGCTGTTCCGGTACCGCAAGCTACCCGTGACGCTGCTATGGAATTACTGAAAAACCTGAAACCTGTTGTTGCGTCTATTAAAAACGAAGCACAGCGTAAACGCGCAGCCGACTCTTTGGCTGTTCTGATCAAGGGCTCTATGGAGCAGGATGCTCAGTATGGTCAATTATTGCAGATGCGTCGTAAGAGTGCTGTTCGTGACAGCGAAGCGTACCAAGATGATTACAACTATGGTCGCGAGATTGCTAAAAAATTTAATCCGCATTATAAAAATCGTTAAGGAGGCAAATAATATGACTGGTAAAGCTATTGGTATTTCTATGAACTATGGCTATCCTGGCAACTACGCCCGTACTCCGGATGACATTGTTGCCAGCCGTATGCTGAATGATGCCAGTGCAGCAGTGCCGTTTGGTGCTGCCGTCTGCATTAAAGATGACAACACTTACGAAGCTGTTGGCGCTGCAACTACCGCTGCTAATGTCGCTGGCATTGCACTGCGTGTTGTTAAGCAGGCAGTGTCTTATGCAGAGCAAAATAAAACCGAGTATCAGCCCGGTCAGTATATGTCTGTGCTGGAGCGTGGTGCTGCTACTGTTGTATGTAATGTTGGCACTCCGAAAGCTAACGGTAAAGTTTACGTGCGCGTTAAAGCTAATACTTCTATTGCTAATGGCGTAGTTGGTGGTTTTGAAGCTGCAGCTGACAGCACTAACACCATTGAAATTCCGAATATGCGCTGGACTAGCGGCGCAATGGATGCGAATCGTGTCTGCGAAGTTACTCTGCTGACTCGTGCTTCTGCGTAATATAAGGAGGTATAAATAATATGGCAACTGGAAAATTTGGCTTTTATAGCCCGGACGCTGGTATGCGTAATCTGGGTAATTTGGCCATGCAGAATGGTGGTCGTAAAAGATTCCGCGGCTCTGCATGGGATGCTGCTGCCAGCTCTGGCATGGCGTATATTACAGGCGAACTTGAAAAGGTTGATCCTAAGCTGCGCGAGCCGCTGACCAGCGTAACCTGGCAGCGCGATATTGTCGCCAAGACTGGCGGCGGCTGGGTAGAATTCACTTCTACTTTTGATGTTGACTATGCTACTTCCGGTGCAAACGCTAACAGTATCACTGCTCCCGGTGCTACTACTATCCCTGTAATGCAGGTCAACACCAGCAAGAACATGTTCAAGGTATCCACCTGGATGCACGCTATGCAGGTACCGTTTATTGACCAGGCGAAGATGAAGCAGATTGGCCGGAATCTGGAAGATTTGCTTGATAAGGGTATCAAGCTCAACTACAACAAGACCTTAGACCTGAACACCTACAAGGGTTTCAAGGAAGCTGGCACCACCGGCTTGCTGAATGATGCGCAGGCTGCTGTGCATTCTGTAGGTAACGGCAAGGCTGGTACTGCTGCGTGGAACACTAAGACCGCAGACGAAATCCTGCATGACATCAACAATGCGTTGATTGATTCCTGGACTGCTGCTGAATATGACATGAAGGGTATGCCTAACCATATTCTGATTCCGCCTAAGCAGTACGCATACATCACTATGCAGAAGGTATCCGAGGCCGGCAATGTGTCTATTATGGAGTATCTGCTGCAGAACAATATTGCTAAGCAACAGGGCGGCGATATTTCTATTGAGCCTTGTCGTTGGTGTATCGGCGCCGGCAGTGCCGGTAAAGACCGCATGATGGTCTATGTCAATGACGAAGATATGGTAAACTTTGATTTGACTGTGCCTATCACCCGCGCCTTCACTCAACCGTCTGCTGAACGAGCTGCCTACTTGACACTGTATGCAGCTCAAATCGGTCAGGTTAAGTTCAACTACTATCAGCCGGTAGGCTATTACGACGGTATCTAACCTCAAATGCATTTTTTAGCCAGACGTTTACTTCGTCTGGCTCTTTTATTAAGGAGGCACAGGCATGATTATTTTAACTAAAAAGGTATTTTGTTTTGTCAAGCAGGATTCAGTTGTTCGTGAAGATGCCGTCAAATTCACTACTAAGGGTGGTATGGCTATTGAGGACGTTCCCGAATGGGTAAAGAATGACCCTCTCTATGGCTGGGGTTTGGAAGATGGTGATATCGTGGAGGTTAACAATGCATCCGCAAAATCTGAAAGCATTGCTGTAGCTAAAGCAAAAAAAGGCAGAAAAGCAAAGACTGAGGACGTTGCTCCTGAAGTAGAAACTGTTTCTGAAGCAGAGGATGAATCTGCCGAATAATGAGGTGCACCATGTACCATCCGTTGATTGCTCAGGCGAGCAATATAAAAACGCAGGAGAATCCTGTTTATCCTAAAGAGGATTTTTTGGAGTTTTATCCGCAGTTTACTGGCAAACTGCCGGATGTCGTGCTGGAAAGCTTTTTGCAGCTTGGGCAGGATTGTGTATCTAAGCAGCGCTACGGCAAGATGTGGCAGCACTGCATCGGCCTGTTTGTGGCTCATATGTGTACGTTGTATTTGCAAAGCGCTGCTGACGCAGAATCGCCTGCTGCAGATGTCCTTGCCGCAGCTCAAGCAGCTGGCGTTGTTACGAGTGAATCTGCTGATGGCGTGTCGTATTCCATGGATACATCAGCCCTGTCACAGGACCTTGCAGGTTGGGCGGCGTTCCGGTTGACTGCGTTTGGCGTGCAGTTTGCTACTCTGGCGCGCTTTGCGGGCAAGGGAGGCATGTATGTATGGTGAGCATAAATACTTCCCATAGAACGGCCAACGGTGGCCTACAGGGACTAATGGACAGAGTGCAATCTTTGAGCAACAACAAGCTCTATGTGGGTATCCCGCAGGAGAAAACATCTCGTGGCGATGAGCCTATCAATAATGCGAGCCTGCTGTACATCCATACTCATGGCATCCGGCGTAAGTCCATGCGTGAGGAAATGCAGGGCTATATGGATCAGGGCATGGAGTACAGTCTGGCTTATCAGCTATATGTTCAGACACACAGTTCACCGCTCTGGCACGCTCCACCGCGTCCTGTAATTGAACCGGCCATTGCCAAGCATCACCGTGAGATTGCAGAAGAATACGCTAAGGCTGTAAAGGCTGCTATGACTGCCGATGGAGCGAGGGCTGATGCTTTTATCAAACGCACGGGCCTGTTGGCGCAGAATTATTGCCGCAAGTGGTTCACGGATGCGGAAAACGGCTGGCCGCCGAACTCTCCGAAAACAGTAGAGATGAAGACTAAAGGCAAGGGCGGCAAAACTAATCCGCTTATTGATACCGGTGCCTTGCGTAAGGCTATTGTTTATGTGGTAAGGAGTGATTGACGTGGTTAATGTTGGCAGAGTGGTGCGCAGCAAGCGTTTAGGCTGCCAGCGCATTACTGTCAAACGCTACGCTGCGAGCTGGCAGGATGGCGCTTATACTCGCGATGAGGATAAGGCTATTGTTCTGCAGGTGGCGGCGATTGTTACTGTTGCCCAGCCTAAAGATTTGCAGTTATTGCCCGAAGGTGACCGCGTTACCGGGGCAATGAAGTTTTTGACGAACGTGGAGCTGCACGCGACCAATGGTGAAGCTATCAGCGATGAGCTGGAATGGCGCAGAGCACGCTACAAAATCCTCACCGTTACCCCTGATATTGATTATGGATTTTACCGCTCTATCGGGACAAGATTGGACGGTGAAGGGGTTGGTTAAAAATATTGCTGAATTTGAATCTTTAATGTGGGCAGAGCTGATGGACATCCTCGGGCATGATGCTAAGACAATACCGCCGCCTGTACGCCGCTCCTGGCCAACGGACGGAGGCCCCGACTGGAAGCTTACAGACAACGTGGTCTTTATGCAGTGCACCGAGGCAGCAGAGGACATCATGCAGCCGATTGATGAGCGTTGGCAGTCTGAAGGACGTGATTTTTTGCGTGAGAGTGCAAGCACACGTACCATCCAGCTACGCCTGAATGCTTATGGTCCTGCCTGCTATGAATCGCTGCTTAAGCTACGCCTTGAGCTGCTGCGTGGCCGTCCGAAGCTCAAAAAGCAAAAAATCTATATTATTCCCGGCAAGGATTCCATTCAATATGCGCCTGAACTATTTCAGGGGCGTTGGTGGAAGCGCGCCGATTTGACTTTATATTTTAATGTACTGATCAGCGTTGAATCTATCGTGAAAGCGATTGAAGAAGTCAACGTTACGATTAAAGCAAACGAGCCTGGTACGAGTGATGTTATCCTTGAGCTAGGCGAAATTATTATTAAGAAAGGGTGATTTAGTTGGCTTATAAATTGGACTTATCTCCGATTGTCGACGTGGTTATCAACCTGTCTGCTAAGGCTGTTGCTCGCAAGGGCTTTAACCTTGGCCTGATTATTGGCAAGTCTGAGGTTATTCCGGCGAATGAAAGGGTGCGTATTTATACAAGCGCTTCTCAAATGCTGACTGACGGGTTTGTAGAAACGTCACCGGAATACAAGGCTGCTCAGCTCTATTTTGCTGCTACGACCAGCCCGCGCAAGCTGGCGGTAGGCGTAAAGCTGACGGAAGATACGAATCTAACTGCTACGCTGGAGGCTTGCCGTGCTGCTAACTCTCAGTGGTGGCCGTTTAGCTATCTGGGCGCAGAAGATGTTGATATCAAAGACTGTGCAGCTTGGTGCGAGACCGCTGTACCTGACAGCGTCTACATGTATACGACTGCTGATAAAAGCGTACTTGACGCATCTGGTGATGCAAAGAGCATTTTTAAGGCTTTGCAGGATAAAAACTACCGTCGCAGCTTTGGTCAGTATTGTGGTGACACAGATACTCCCGATGCTGTTGCAGCTACTATGGGCTACGCGATGGGCGCTAACCGTGGTCTTGCCGGTGATGCGTTTACGCTGGCGTATAAAACTCTGCCCGGCGTAAAAACAGATGACCTGTCTGAATCTCAGGTAACCCATGTATGTGGCAGCTCTGAATCTACAGGACATAACGGTAACGTATATATTACCCGTGGCGAGGAATACGATGTTTTGCAGCAGGGCTATATGGCTGATGGCACGAGCTTTGATGAAGTGCTGTATCTTGATATGCTGCGTAATGACATTACTCTTAATGTCATGGACCTGCTGTATCAGCGCCGCAAATTGCCGCAGACTGAAGCTGGCGTTACAAGCATTATTAACGTTATCAATGATGCTTGTCGTAAGTATGTAAAGTTAGGCTTTATCGCTCCGGGTAAGTGGAACGGTGCCGAGTGCCTAAACCTGCAGACAGGTGATTACCTGCCTGATGGTTATCTGGTGCAGAGCGAGCCTATTGACGAACAGTCTCAGGCTGACCGTGACAAGCGCAAGGCTCCACCGATTTATGTATGCTGCAAGCTGGCTGGTGCAATCGAATTTGTTACCATCCAGGTTAATGTTAACCGCTGAGGAGGCTATCTGAATGGAATTAACTACTTACAGTTTTGCTGATCTGGCTGGCTCTATTAACCATCCGACGTTTGGCTCTTATCTGTTTGATGGTACTGGCGTAGGCTCTGTAACCGTTGCTAAAGCTACCGACCGCACTGCTCATGATATTGCCGCTGACGGCTCTGTCATGGTGTCCAAAATTGCGGGCAATAATGGCACTGTGACTATTGAGGTGCAGCAGACGTCTAGTTTACACAAATGGCTGAGTGCCTGGTTCAATGCGTTGTGGCAGCTGCCTACAAGCGAATGGGCAAGCACCAGCATGACGCTGCGTAATACCGCTACAGGTACACGCCATATTATCTCCGGCATCTCGCCGCAGAAGGAGCCGGACACTCCCTATCAGAGCCAAGGCCAGCGAGTGTCTTGGACGCTGATGTGTGCTGAGATTACTAATCTGCCGATTTGACGATGGAGGTCTGAATCATGCTAAAACAAAAAACACAAGTTGTGGAGGTGGCTGGCAAATCCTACCAGCTCACTAAGATGGACGCTCGCACAGGCAGCTATGTTGCTTTTAAAGTTGCGGGCGTGCTGGCGCCGTCTGGCGGAAAAACAGCCGAGATGGCTGCTGCTCTCATGGGTATGCCACGTAATGATTTTGATGAACTGCAATCCCTGCTGCTGCGCACTGTTAATCGTTTGATTGATAACGGTAATGGTCAGCAGCTCCCCGAACCTGTCCTGACGGCTAAGGGAGATTTTGTTGATGAGGCTCTGGCGTATGATGCTGCCAGCGTTATCCAGCTGACTGTTCATGCGCTGATTTTTAACGTCGGAGGTTTTTTCGCCGCAGCCGGGTTGAATCTCCCGGCAGAATTGACGGGCAAACCTACGAGCCGATGAGTTATCCGACGCTTGATGCTTTCGCCTTTGCTCCTGTTGTTGCAGGGCTTTGGCGGCAGCACGAGCTGAGTGATGGCACGTATGATTTTGATGATTTGCTGGACGCTCACGAACTGTTGGCGGTCAAGGCAGAAAACGCACGGCGGATGCAGGAAGCCATGAGAAAGGAGTAGGCTGATGAGCAATATCTTAGAAGAATATCTTGTGCGCATTGGCGCGGAAGTCGACAAGGACGCTTTTGCCGGAGCTGCGCAAGCTATCAGCAAGTTATCCGGTATGCTCGGGAAGCTGGGTACTATCCTTAAATATGGCGGTATTTTTGTTGGGCTGGCTAAAGTTACGGAAGCTGTCATTGATAACATCAAGGCTGTGGCCAGCGCCGATTTGGAATACCAAAAGCTGGCACAGTCAATGTGGGTGACAAAAGACACGGCTAAAACCTTGAGTGTGATCCTGAAAACCATGGGCGCTTCGCAGGAAGATGTGGCATGGGTGCCGGAGCTGCGTGAGCAGTTTTTCCGTCTGCGTCAGGAGATGGCAGAGCTGTCTACTCCTGCAGATGCTGACGGACAGTTAGCCTGGATCCGTGAGATTGGTTATGACGTGCAGTCTTTGCAGCTCAAATTAAAAATGTTTAAGGAATGGGTGGTCTATTACCTTATCAAAGAGCTGCAGCCCTACATCAAAGAATTTCAGGAATTTATCCGCTGGCTCAATGATAAATTTGGCAAAAGCTTGCCTGCGCTGGCACGTAAAGTAGCCAGCGTGCTGGCGAGTGTGGTGCGTGTAGCAATGTCGCTGGTCAAGGCTCTAAAATGGCTATTTGAGGGCATTTATAATTTTATTGATGCGCTGCCAAGTAAAACAAAGGCTTTAGTAGCTGTATTTGCTGTTGTCGGTGCTGCCATCATGGCAGGGCCGTTTGGCTTGATGATGATGGCCATCGGCACTGCACTCCTCATGCTGGAGGACTTTTTTGGCTATCTTGAAGGGCGCGAATCATCCGAAACCTTAAAGCCGCTTTGGAAATGGCTCACGGATGAGAATAATCCTCTGCGTCGACTTATCGAAAAGCTTAAGGAAGGCATTGCTTTTATCCTTGCCAAGCTTACAGAGCTATTTGAAAAAGTCTTTACCGAAGAACGTCAGGAGAAGCTTAAAAAGGCTGTAGCTAATATTGCTAAGGGTGTCGCTGAAATTGCTGAAGGTCTGGCGACGATTGTTGAGAGTATTTTCGGCAAGAAGTATCCTGTAGTAAAAAAGTTCTGGGACTTCTTCCTGCTGGCTGTTGGCAAGGTCGTAGACAAAGTACTCACGCTGACAAATAGTATGGGACATCTTATGCGTGCTTTGGGTAAGGCTATGCAGGGCGACTTCAAGGGAGCGCGTGAGGAATTTATCAATGCGGCTGCTGATGAAAATGCAACAGGCGAGCGGTCTAAATATATCCAGCAAAAGCTTATGTCGATGGGCTTTAGTGCTTCTGCTGCCGCTGGTGTTGTAGGCAACCTTGTCCAGGAATCTGGCTTGCGCACGGATGCTATCGGTGATAATGGAACATCTGGCGGTTTAGCTCAATGGCACAATGAACGCTTAGATGCTCTTAAGCGTTTTGCTGCTGCGCGTGGTAAAGAGTGGACCGACCTTGACACGCAGATTGAATTCTTGGTAGAAGAAATGCGCACGTCCTACGCCGATACTTATGCTAAAATGCAAAACGCTGAATTGCCGGAGATAGCAGGGCAAATTATGACGGACGAATATGAAATCCCTGATCCTGCGTCTGCTAATTATGCCCAACGTCAAGCTAACGCTCGTGCTGCCTATGAAGCTATGCAGTCTGGCAACAAACAAGCGGATGATTATCACGGTGGCGGTGGAGGCGGGTATAACAGCCTTGTTGCTCCTACGAGCTATGCTGCAGGTTTTACTGCTGGCGGCTCTGCCGGTCTTATGCCAATGGCGAACAGTACGGCAAATTATAACGGTGGAGTTATAAATGTTGGCGGCATCGTGGTTAATTGTGGGAACGTAAGTGATCCGCAGGGCGTGGGTAAGGCTGTGGAAGGAACGATGGAAGATTTTGCCCAGCGTCTGGCAGCGCATAACGGAGGGACGGTGTTTGTATGAGCTTAATGGGTACAATGAACACTTTAAATGGTATCTGGGGCGCTAATAATCTGGTTGCTAAGCTCACGGGCAATAAATCATTTAAGACTAATGATGGTTATAGTCCATCTGTTTGGGGCAGTGGTCTAGGAGCACAACAGGTGCTTATGGTCAAAACGAACATTGGCGGCTATTTTTTTGATGCTGTTTTTAGCGTTGATACTGAACATAGCCTGACGGTTACCCAGCATCCTGTGCAGACTGGCGCAAATATCAGTGACCATGCTTTTGTTAATCCTATCCGTATGACGATGCAGATTGGCGTATCTGATGCCATGGCTTATCGTACTGGTGCTGATTATGGTGGTGATGGCGGCACAAAATCTGTACAGGCCTATCGCTTACTCTGCAAGCTGCAGGAGCTGCGTATACCAATGCAGGTTGTTACGCGTCTGAACACGTACCAGAATATGCTTATTGAGAGCATTGATGTGAGCGATGATGTGTCGACGCTCTGTGCTCTTAAAGCTACGGTGAATCTTGTGCAGGTGTTGGTTGTAAATGTTGGCACGGAGAAAGTGTCTGCTAGAAAGTGGACAACAGGTGCACAGAGTAAGTCACAGGAAGTGCAGCCTAAAGGCGACAACAGTACGATGTTACGCAAAATAGAAAAGGGCACAGGTCTGGAGGTGAAGTGGGGATGAGTTATTATGAAATACCGTTGACTACCACGCCTTTTGACCAGAAGACTTTTAAGCTGACGCTGGATGGCGAGCGCAACATCAATATTCTGCTTAAGTTACGCTATTATGATTTGTACGAGTTGTGGGTGGCTGATGTCTGCGACAATAGCACAGGCGAAGAGTTGATTACAGGCATGCCGCTCGTTCCTGGCATTGATTTGTTAGGTCAGTACGCTTACCTGAATATTGGCAGTGCTCAAATCGTGGCTGTTGGTCCTACCACGCAGGAGCAGCCTGATAATGAGACATTAGGCTCAGCCTGGGTGCTTTTGTGGGGTGATAGCTCATGAGCAGTTATCTGTGGATGAGAAAGTGGAAAATCCTTGTTGTGGATGATCAGGACAAGGAGGCTCTGAATGTTTCTGACCTGCATGTGAAGTTTACTGTCAAAAAGTCGCGGGAAATAAACAACTATTCTACCGTGGAAATTTACAATCTTACTGCAGCAACCGAACAGAAAATCCTTAAGGAAGGCGACCGTATCATCATTGAGGCTGGGTATGAAGGCTATCTGACTGCTGGTGCAGATGGCTCCGTGCAGGAAGCAAAGGATGCTGAAGGCAATACCCAAGAGAAACAGTACGGAGTTATCTTTGACGGTAAAATTATTTATCCGTCTCGACGCAAGGAGAATAATACGGACTACGTGCTGTCGCTCCTATGCGTAGACGGAGCTAATGTCCTTGGGAAAAATTTTATTGCCAAAACCTTAAACAAGGGCGTTAATCAACGTCAGATTTTGGATGCGGTCTGCGAAAAGTCAAAAACCAAAATACCTACGAATAGTATTACTCAGGGCCTATCCGGGCAAAAGCTGCCGCGGGGTAAGGTTATTTTTGGCGAACCTAAAGATTATATTTCTGATATTGCCCGCGGTAACGGTGCGAGCTATTGGGTGAATGACGGCAAGCTGAACATGATTAAGCTTGCCGACGTTGCCAAGGATGAAGCCATTGTGCAAACACCTACAACCGGGCTTGTCGGGATGCCGACGCAGACGCAGTATGGCGCAAATTTTAAGCTACTGCTGAATCCCGCTGTGCATATGTGGTCTTTGGTGCAATTAAAAAACAGCGAGATTGCGGAAGCACAGGTTACTCCAGGTCAGGCGCAGATGCCGCTTGATGAAGAGTGGATCTATCAGGTAATCGAGCTGACGCATACTGGTGATACTATGGGTAATGATTGGTATACGTCCTGTACGGCTGTTTCTCGCTATGGTAAGGGCGTACTGCCTGCCCTCATGGCCAACAATTCGCAAAATCCGAACGGAGTGTGATTTTATGATTGATTTGAATTTGCGCACGCCGAACGTCGAACGGCAGGGCGAACTGGATGCTCGTGCCGCTGCTATTAAGATGCGTGTGTGCATGCCTGGCATTATCCAAAGCTTTGACGCGGCCGCTCAGACTGTTACTGTGCAACCAGCGCTGCGAGAAAAAATGCTTGCAGACGGTGATGAATCATGGATAGATATTCCTTTGCTGGTTGACGTGCCTATCGTTATTCCTCGTGCTGGCGGTTATGCGCTGACGCTACCTATCCAGGCAGGCGATGAATGCCTTGTGGTGTTTGGCGATATGTGCATGGATGGCTGGTGGCAGAGCGGGGGCGTGCAGAATCAAGTTGAATGTCGCAGGCATGACCTGTCTGATGGCTTTGCCATTATCGGCGTGTGGTCGCAGCCTAGAGTAATCCCCGGCTACAGTACAGGCTCTGCTCAGCTACGCAATGATGCGGGCAGTGCTTACGTAGAGCTTGCCGGAGACACGATTAACATCGTAGGCGGTACGGTAAACATTAAAGCAGGGCGGGTGAACATCAATGAGTAGTGCAACGCGCTTAGGCGATTTGGATACCGGTCATGATGCCTGTGCTCCGACAGCACTCGTATCGGCCAGCCCTAACGTATATATCAACGGCCGCGCTGCAGGCCGTGTGGGGGACAGCTATGCGCCTCATGGCTGCGTTGCGCATCCAACGCATAGCGGCGTCATCGCCAGCGGCAGCAGCTCCGTATACATCAACGGCAAGGCTGCAGGGCGCATTGGTGATCCCGTGAGCTGTGGCGGTACTGTGGCCGAAGGCAGCAGTAATGTTTTTATTGGAGGCTGATATGCAGGTTAGACGTTTAGACGACAATTGGGACTACTGCTTTGGTCGTGGCTCTCAAAATTACATCAGCGGCGTCGAAGCTGTCGGGCAGGCGATAAAGCAGTGCCTGCTTTTGCTTTATGCCGAATGGTGGGAAGACCTAAAAGATGGGCTGCCGTTGTGGGAGCAAATCTTAGGCACGTCCGGCAGTGATGAGAATAGGCAGGCTGTAGATATTATTATCCGTGACCGTATAAGCGGCACGGAAGGCGTGCAGTCTGTCACGTCTTTTGAATCATCTTACGAACGCAGACATTATAAATTCACGGCGACCGTAGAGACTATCTATGGCTCGTTGACTATTAGTAGTGAGGAGGTGCAGATGTGACGTATTTTAAACCTTATGTTGATAGTACGGGACTGCATATCCCTACCTACAACGATATTTTAGAAGATATGATTGCTGCAATGAAGCAAATCTACGGTGATGATATCTATCTGGACAACAGCTCGCCTGATTATCAGCTGTTGTCTATTTTTGCTCTTAAGCAGGCAGACACTTTGCAGGCTATGGCTTATGCCTACAATGCGCGCTCGCCTGAAACGGCTATCGGTGCGTCGCTTGACAGCGTGGTAAAGCTGAACGGTATTAAGCGCAAGGCTGCCAGCCAGAGCACGTGTCAGGTAAAAATTACCGGCACGCCGTTTACGCAAATCGTTGATGGTGCTGTGCGTGATCGCGCTGGCCTGACGTGGGACTTGCCCTCAAGCGTAGTTATTGATTCTAGCGGTACGACGTACACTGTTGCGACCTGCCGCACGGCCGGAGCTGTGAGCGCTCTGGCTGGCGATATAGCGCAGATTGAGACGCCGACTTACGGCTGGGTGTCTGTAACGAATGAAGTAGCTGCAGTGCTGGGTAATGCGCAGGAAACGGACGCGCAGCTGCGCGAACGCCAGACCATCAGCACGGCGAATCCGTCGCAGACTATGCTGGACGGAACGAAGGGCGCGATTGCCGCTCTTAAAAATGTTTCCCGCTACGCTGTGTACGAGAACGACACCAACGTCAGCTCTGTAACGGATGATAATCCGTATGGCCTGCCTGCGCACTCTGTAACCTGCGTGGTCGAGGGCGGAACAGATGAGGACGTGGCAGAAGCTATATTTTTGCATAAGGGCATCGGCTGTTATACGAACGGCGATGTTGAAGTGCAGTATACGGACCAGAACGATTATATAAACCGTGTGCGGTTTTTCCGTCCTGTCTATAAGGATATTTTTGTTAAAGTCGTGCTTAAAAAAATATACAGGCTATATCTCCACTATGACTGTCAAAGTCCGTGAAGCTGTTTATAATTATCTGGCCGCGTTGACGATTGGCAGTGACGTATCTGCGTCAGTCTTGAGCAACATCATTACTGATTGTAATCCCTCACTCACCAAGCCGATTTTTGGCATCAAAGAACTGAAGCTGGGGCTTAGCAAATCGTCTATGGCAGCGCAGGACATTGATATCGGCTTTAAAGAGATACCTAATCCTGCGTATGCGAACATTGAGGTGACTCTGGAATGATACAGAATCTTGATTATTATAAGCGTCTGGTTACGAGCGAATATCGCCACAGCCCACGCTTTACGGCGATGGTACAGAAGCTGCTTAGCTATGGTCTGGAAATTGACGACAGCATAAATAATATGATTGTGGCGTTTGAGGTGGACAATGCTAGTACAGCACAGCTGGATATTTTAGGGCAGATTGTTGGTGTAAGCCGCCAACTGAAATTTGAGCCGTCTGCTGTTGCCATTGGTGAGGTTATTTGTCCATCGCCAGCAGAAATGGCAAGCGGTGAGGTTTATCCGATAATTTATACGCCTACGCCTGACAAATTGGCGAGCACGCCCATGCTTACAGGTTATCCGCCGTCGGAAATGGGCGTGGGTAATCTGCTGGATGACGAAGTTTTAAGGTTGATGATTAAGGCCCGCATTATCCAGAACACCTGGAAGGGCACAATTGGTGAGCTGTACGATTTGTGGGACGCTGTCATGGGCGCTAATAAAAAACTGTCCATTGAGGACTTGCAGGATATGAGCTACAACATTGTGCTGCAGGGTGACTACACGCAACTTGAGGAAGAACTCATCATCCATGCTTACGTTATCCCAAAGCCGGAAGGCGTGCGTATCAATGTGCTGACGTTTGTATCGACAGACGGCTTGCCTTTGTTTAGTTATGATTATAATACTATGCGTTACAGTGGCTATGAGAGCCATTGGGCGGAAGTAGAAAAGGGGAATTGATAAATGGCTAGTAGTAATTTTAAGGTTTTTGCTGAAGCTGTTGCAACGCTGAATGTTGTGAGCGACGCAGAGTATGCTACTGATACACAGCGCATTAACGGCGTTGTGCCCGGTCTTGCTTCGGCGGCGCTGCATAACAAATTGTACAAACAGGCCACGATTATGGCTGCTGCGCTGGCGCAGGTGCTCGTGGAGCAGGGGCAGGACGCTTTGGATAGCGATTACGCTGCGCTTGTAGCATCACTTAAAAAATCGTTGGTGTTGTCGCTGAATGGGGAGAAGCCCGATAAAAATGGCAATATCCAGAAAAATTTTGTCTATAGCGTTGAGGGGAAAAAACCGGACAGCGGCGGCAACGTGTCTTTGAATATCGATTATCTCAACGCGATGAGCTTTGTCGGCTCTGTGGTAATCACTCGCGATAACATCAATCCCGGCACAAAGATTGGCGGTACGTGGCAGCTTCTGCAGAGCGGGCGCTACATCCGTACCGCTGGCGATGGATATGCTGGCGGTAATTTAGGTGGCAGTGAGACGTTTACGTTGTCTGCTAATCAGCTGCCTGCGCATACTCATGGAGCAACGATTTATAGTGCTGATTTAAGAGGTACATTTATTGCAGCCAATCAAGTAGGAGCAGATGGGGGACGAACAACAGGTGTGTTTAGCCGCACAGGAATATGGGCTGGTGCTTGTTCTCATAAGGGAGATGCTCGTGAGGTAGTTAATTTTAATGGTAACCACTCTCATCAAATCTCTATAAACAATACAGGTAATGGCGACAAGGTTAAATTTGAACCACCTTATTTGTGCTTATATTTTTGGGTGCGGACCGCGTGAGGTGAAGTAAATGAGTAATGCAAGAATACAGTTTAGCCTTGCCAGTGAGGACGTGTGGAACGCTTATAATCCTCAATTAAAGGAAGGCGAAATCGTCACTGTCTTAAAGGCTAATAAAAAAGTTAAATTGGTGCAGGGCAAGGTCGGCGGCTCAACGTATAGTGAGAGCACTGTAATTTGGGACGAAGATGAAGCAGAAACAACCATGAGCCTGTCTCTTATACACATCTCCGAGCCCACGAGACAGGCAGAAATCTCG